GGATTCTTGGATTCTTCGACCAATGCGTTCACGATTACACGCAACGGTAACACCACGCAAGGCACGTTTGCTCCGTTCTCCAAGGTTGATGGTCGATGGGGTAACTACTTTGATGGCACAGGCGATTACTTAACAGCACCATCAAACTCTGCGTTTGATTTCGGAACCGGTGATTTTACCTTAGAGTTGTGGGTTTATCACACAGCAAGTTTTGCTTCGTTTGCTGGACTAATAAATCGAGCAGCATCAAGCGCAAATTATGCTCCATTTAGATTATTGTTAGACAGCGGAAAGCCAAGGTTACTTTGTTCATCAACAGGATCTGCTTGGGCAGTAGATATTACTTCTGGGCCTGCCCTTGTTCTTAATCAATGGAACCATGTTGCTGCTGTTAGAAATGGAAGCATTTTTACCATTTATGTGAATGGTGTGTCTGTTGCAACTACGACTTCTTCCCCTTCCTTGATGGCATCGTCCAGTTCTGTTTCAATTGGGTCTAATGGAACTGACGAGTTAATTCCGGGCGGCTATATTTCAAACGTCCGTGTTGTCAAAGGCACAGCCGTATACACAGCAGCGTTCACGCCAAGCACAACACCATTGACCGCTATCTCTGGCACATCTCTGCTGACCTGCCAGAGCAACCGCTTTATCGACAACAGCACCAACGCCTTTGCTATCACTCGCAACGGTGATGTGTCTGTCCAAACCTTCTCCCCATTCCCGACTACTGCGTCCTACGATGCTAGCGTTAATGGCGGCTCTGGGTACTTTGATGTCACGGGTGATATTTTATCAGCAGGAAGTAACGCCGCATTTGCGCTTGGAACCGGAGACTTTACGGTAGAGACTTTTGCGTATTATGTTGCTCAATCAAATATAGATGCTATTGCAGTAGCAAACTGGGACGGGGTTACTTGGGGTTCAAACAAATGGTCACTACATTTAGACCACACTACTGCTAGAGCCAAAGTTACATTCTGGTTTCACAATTACAGTTCAACCGTTCCTCTTTTGACTAGCACGAATACTTTAACAATCGGTCAATGGCATCACGTTGCGGTAAGTAGAAGCGGAAACACATTTAGATTGTTTATAAATGGTGTTTTAGACGTAAGTGCTACTAACTCTACTAGCCTAGACGGAGGAAATAACTCACCGATTTATGTTGGCGGTGGAGGCGGTGGCGCTGGGTCGCAATATTTTAACGGGTATTTGTCCTCTACAAGGCTTGTCAAAGGAACTGCTGTTTACACCGCAACCTTCACCACACCAACTGCTCCATTAACAGCCGTTAGCGGAACATCGCTACTACTCAATTACACCAACGGCGGCATCATTGACAACACCATGTCTAACGACTTGGAGACTGTTGGCGGCGCATCCATAAGCACCACGCAGAGCAAGTTTGGTGGTTCGTCTATGTTTTTTGATGGCAACGACAAAGTAACTTTGCCTTATTCTCAAAACTTTAATCTTGGAACAAACTATACAATTGAAGGTTGGGTGTATCCAACATCAGTTACTGGTTATCAAAGAATTTTTGACATTGTTAATTCTGCTACATCTTCTCCGGCATTTCTTGACATTGCCTTTAATGGAACTGCGCTTGTTTCTGAATTAAGAACAACCAATGGTGGAGCAGTTACAACAATTTCAGGCGGTACGGTTTCTACGGGTGCATGGATACACGTTGCTTTATCTGTTTACTCGGGTTCTGCAAGATTGTTTTTGAACGGAGTACAGGTTGGATCAACTACAACATTTTCGGCTTTACCAGACCAAAACTTTGTTGGTATTGGCGGCATTGGAAATAGCCTAACAATTGATTATTTGACAGGCTACATCGATGACCTCCGCATCACCAAAGGCATCGCCCGCTACGTCCAAAACTTCACACCGCCGACACAGGCGTTCCTAACCCTATAAGGATTTACTATGCCTCTTTTTACTAAAAACGGATCTATCCCATCTCCGCAGACTGACGGCACAGATGGCTGGATATTAGTTGGTGACAAGCCAGCCTGCCCTGATGGTAAGGAAGTAGTCTGGCTTAACTGGGAGTGGCTTGTCCGTGACCCAAAGCCAACAGATAGGGAGGGCTACCAATGGAACTGGAACCATGCTGACAAGGCGTGGATTGAGTATGCGTTGCCAGCCCAAGAGTTAGTGGCCCTAACAACCGAGCAGATTCAGTTTCTATCAACTGAGCAATTGTCCAACTTAACCACAACAGGATTGTAAAATGGCATCAATCGTTGAAGTCAAAAGCCAACTTGACACACACGAGGCTGTCTGTGCTGAACGCTACTTGGGAATCAACGCCAGGCTAAAGCGCATTGAGCTCGGGCTGATTGGTGCGGGAACTGCTCTGATCGGCACGATGGGATGGGCAATCAATCTTCTGATTAACTTAGTGGCAAAGCTGTGAAATTTTTAGGCAGGTTATTGGTCGCAGTTGGCCTGCATCTACAACGCATTGGATACAGGCTCACCCGTGACAAAGCTACCTGAACCAGGCAACCCAGCAGATGTGGCCAGGCAGGCCCTGGGCGGCATCAAAGAGGCCATCAAAGTTGGCCGCGAGATCAAGCAAACCGGGGCCGAGGTCTCCAGCTTTCTCGACGAGGAGGCCAGAGCCCGCATTGCCTGGAAGCGCAAGCAGTTGCAGCTGCAGCGCCGCGGTGACCTGGTATTCATCGATGCCGGCAACGAGTACCGCGAGGTGCGAAAGATCAGAGCAGCCGAGGAGGGTATGTACCAGGATGTTGAGAAAGAGTTTGGCAAAGCTGCGGTCAACGAAGTGAAGGCGCTGATCACACAGATGCGAAAAGAAAACAAGATACTAGACCACGAGTTCCAGCGCCTGCGAACCGAGGAGCGGCTGACCTGGATCATTATCTTTACTCTGTCCGGGATCATTTACGCAACATTCAAACTGATGGGTGCGTGGTGACAACCATTGCTGCAAATTTTTTGACAGGCGAGATGGCCGCAGACTCAATGGTGAGCTCTGACGATAGCTACTATCTGATAAACAAATTGCGCCGGGGCAAGGGTTGTATCTACGGTGGCGCTGGGGACTTTGAGAAACTGCTCAAGTTCTACCAGGTGCTAGACCAGGGCGGGGACTTGGATTCAGATACAGACATCAGCATTCTGATGCTCAACGCACAGGGGCTGTGGGTATACGAGAGCTCTGTCATACCCGTGCCAATCAAAAATCCATTCTTTGCTATTGGAACCGGGGCCGGGTACGCCATGGGGGCCATGCACCTGGGCAAGAGCCCACGCGAGGCCGTAGAGATTGCCTGCCTGTACGACACCAGCTCGCACGGGCCAATCGATGAGATGAAATTGGAGAGAGTGCGTGGCACGAAAAAAAATACCTGATGAAGTAATCATTGCGGCTATGAAAAAGTTTGGCAGCTCCAAGCTTGCCGCTGAACATATTGGTATGTCTGTTCGGGCGCTTTGCCACCGCAAGGCAAAAATTCAAGAACAATATGGCGTTGTGTTGCCAGCCTACTCAGCGAAACAACACACAGTTGCCAACACATACATTCCAGATAATCGCAGAGTGATCCAACACACGGTAGACAATGGCCATGTGTTCATTGCTAGCGATTGTCACTACTGGCCAGGCGAGGAGACGGTAGCTCACAAGGCATTTGTCAAATTGCTAACTGAGTTTAAACCTAAAACGGCCGTGCTCAACGGGGACGTTTTTGATGGGGCTAGAATTAGCCGCCACGCTGCCCTGATGGGTACTAACCCTCCTACTCCAAAACAAGAAATTGAGGCTTGCCAAGACCGATTGGATGAGATTGCAAAGGCATCTAAAAACGCAATTAAATTATGGACCTACGGTAATCATGACCTACGCCTCTTCAATTTTGTGGCCCAGCACTCACCAGAACTATCTGAGTTCAGCGATTTGTTTTCGTACTTCCCTGGGTGGCACACGGGGTGGAGAATAGATATAAACAACTCTGTTGTGATCAAGCATCGGTGGCACAACGGACAACACGCAACCTATAACAACGTCTTAAAAGCTGGCAAAAGTATTGTCACAGGACACCTGCATAAACTAATGGTCACTCCGTGGAGTGATTACAACCCAGGAAGAAGGTATGGGGTGGACACAGGAACCCTTGCGGAGCCTACTGGAGACCAATTTGTCTATTTGGAAGAAAACCCCGTTAACTGGTGTGCGGGGTTCGCGGTGCTCACGTTTGAGAACGGCAAGCTGCTGCCACCAGAACTGTGTGAGGTGATTGATGGTGTTGCCTACTTTAGGGGCCAACGCGTATGAGCCCGTGGCTTATTATTTTTGTTGGCTGTGTTTACGCCTACATAGGATTTGAACAGGGCACCAAGGGCAATCTAGCGATGGCCATTGTGTTTGCCGGGTACGCCTTTAGCAACATTGGTTTATATCTCGCAACGAAAGGATAACGATGCTACCAATAGCAGCTCTGCTCTCAATCGGAGAGAAGGTTTTAGACAAGGTTCTGCCTGACCCAGGCGCGAAGGCAGAGGCCCAGGCCAAGCTCATGGAGATGGCACAGAAGGGCCAGCTTGCGGAGCTTGAATCTCATGTCAAGGAGATGGACTCAGCTCGCAAGCGCGAGATTGAAATTGCCACCAGCGCAGCTGCTCCGATGCTTAACAAAATTGTTACACCAATCCTGGCGCTTGGCACCGTGGGTCTCACGTTCATTTTGTTTGCGGTCATTATTTTTGTGGACGTTGACGCTAACTCCAAGGACATTCTGATCTATGTCCTGGGTGCGCTGACTAGCGCAGTCACAATGGTGCTCGGCTACTACTTTGGATCGAGCGCGGGGTCAAAAGAAAAGAGCCAACAGCTTGATGAGATCTTGGAGAAGAAGAAGTGAACCTGACCGCCAACTTTACTTTATCGGAGATGGTTAAGAGCGAGACCGCTCTGCGCCACAACATTGACAACACACCAGGGGAGATTGAAATTGAAAACCTTAAAAGACTATGTGAAAAGATTCTTCAACCTGTTAGAGAGCATTTCAACACGGGGGTCAAAGTCAACTCCGGTTACCGCAGCCCAGCCGCCAATCAAAAAGTCGGTGGCTCGCCCACGTCGGACCACTGCAAAGGGCAAGCAGCGGATATCGAAATCCCAGGCATCCCGAACGCGGACCTAGCAATCTGGATCATGGACAACCTGGAATACACCCAGCTTATACTTGAGTTCTACACGCCGGGTGTGCCAGATTCTGGGTGGGTCCACGTTTCATATGACCCAGGAAACCTTAAAAAACAAAACCTAACAGCGACCAAGCAGGCAGGCAAAACGGTCTACCTGCCTGGTCTGGTTGCCTAAAAAACAAACCTGGGAGCGCAGGTAACGTCCACCACAATGTCTGTGGTGAATCCGTTGATCTTGCGCTTTCCGTTTATAACGACAGCTCTTAAGCCAGAGCTCTCGCACTCTCTCACGGCGATGATTACCTCATTGCGAGACATCGCCTGCACCTGCTTGTCCATCACAATCTCTTGCGTCTTTGGCGCATCAATTGTGGGGTTGGCTGCGCACCCAGACACCAACAAAACTAAGACTAGATATCTCATGCTGCCTCCCCCTCTAACATGGCACCCAGCGTGGCCAGGCGCTTACTGTAGGCCGCCGTGTGATTGATTCTGTCTGCGGGTGTAATTTTTTTCATCACAGATTCGTTGGCCTCCTTGAGCTGGCGCAGAGCTGTCATCCTCTCCCGAGGTGGGCGCAGCTTTGCCCTGGCTGTCTTGTCTGCCATCACTTCGTAGGCCGCGGCCCAATCAGATAGCGTCGAGTATTCGGCTACAGGTTCATCTTTGCCGGGCACAAATAGGTGGTGGCACGCATCAGGCTTTCCCTCGGGCTCCTGGGCGACCTCCTCTTCCATCTGAGCTGATGCCTGCTCCACCTCGACATGGTGGCGCTGGCCGTCGTCGCCCTCTGCAGCGGGCTCCGGCAGATCAGGTAGGGCAACCATAGGCTCTGGCTTTGGCAAGGCGTCTAGCGGGTTTCTGGTGGCCTTCGCGGGGGTGATGTCTCTCTCTTGCTGGCCTGGGAAATCTTGGGCCTCCTCGACGGTGATCAATCCCTTGAGTACATCTGGGAACGCATCGCGCAGCGCAAACCCACGAGCTCTCATCTGCATCATTCGCTTGGGGTACGCGGTCCACGGCCCTTGCTTGCCCCACAGGCCAGCTCGCTTGGCATCTTCAACCGAGAACTTAACGGTGACCGGCGTGCGGCCCTTGCGCTTTGCCACGCAAATCGCCACCGGGTTTGGGCTGCCCTCGCCGTCGAAGTATTCCTCGATGTCTTCGCAGACGGGGCTGGCTTGCACCAGCGCCATAGCTGCGTCGCCGTAGACTGATGGCTTGCCGTTTATGCACGCGATGTTCTGCAGTGCCTGTAGCGGGGCCAGGCCCAGCTCGCGTCCCCACTGAATTGCTACCAACACATCTTCTGGTTTGCCCTGGTAGGCCTTTGGAACCATCTGTGACTTGGCCAACATATCGGAAAACCTCATGGCCTCATCCAACGTGACGGGCGCAAAACCCTGGTTAGTTTGTGTTTGTAAGTTCACTTGTGTTTCTCCTCGATTAAAAATTGATCCATGGTGTCGAGCACGACTGTGACTAGCGCGTCCACTACGTCCATTGCGCGGTCCCGATTCATAAAGGCGCCAGGTGTTCGGTTGGCGGCATCAAAGCACAGCGCCTGCAACTTCAAAGCTGCCTGCAGACGTGAGTTCATTAGCTTGTGGTCTCCTGGGCTCATTTATTTTTTACCTCCTTAATTGATACGGTGGACTGTCTGATGGTGTATGCATCCTTCGCCGGCACGGTCTTGGCTGGCTGTGCCTTGTAGTTTTTTATTGGCCACTTGATGACATACTGGCCAGCGACACCACCCTCGGCGTTTCCAAGCAGCGACTTGATTGCTTGCTCGCTTGCGGCGACGTCGTCTTCTAGTTTTTTAATTTCATTTTTAGCTGACAATATCGAGGCCGCGATGATAGCTGCGCGCTCATCGAGCTGCAGTGTCTCCTCCGTGACGGGGTACGGTCCGCGACGCTCTGGCCAGCGCTCTCCGTCCACCGGGGGATAGTAATCAATCTCGCCGGTCTCCTTCCACTTATCGAGCTTGTCTTGGAACTCTCTGGATACCCTGGCAATGTAATCGATGGTTTCCTGGTGTGGCTCAAATAAAAATATCCGCAGTGCCGTGCCACGATAGAGTGTGGCCACGCATCCCCACTTCGCGTGGACTATGTCCATCTGCGCCTGCAGCTGGATAGGCCCGCGCCACAGTGGCGGGGTGTCTTCTACGTCCATCGAGGTTAACTTGGCCTCGAGCACTCCGACGCCATCTAATCTGATGCTGTCAGCTCCGACAACATAAATGCCAGAGTCTGGGTCATGGTGGATAACCTGGCCGCCACCATCTCCGGTCCCATCGAGGGAGCAGCACAGCGGCAGCTCCGCGTGGTACCTGGCGCTGGGGTGATCGATTACCAGGTCAGACAGGCGCAGGCGCTCGGCGGCCTGGGACAGAATGAGGGGCTCCATGAGGTTACCCCAGGCCATGGCCTCATTGCCAATGTCTTCGCGCTCGATAAACTGCATCGCGTTGATTGAGCACTCGAGCTCATCATTTGGGGTCCGGTACTTCGATAGTCCCATGACAGCTGTGAGACGAGATGCCGACATCATTGTGTCGGGGGTGACTTTACTTACCATTTTTCTTTCCCTTCAATTTAATTAGTCGATAGCTAGCGTAGCGCTTGCCGTTGCTGTAAACCATGGTGGTGTGAATGTTGTGGCCAATATCGCGCAGCTCTGCGATCCTGGCCGCCAGGCGAAAGCATTGGCACCCGGCCAACGCATCGATGGGCGTAACGTGCACACCGCGTTGCAACTCCTCAAGAATCCACTCATTCTGTCTCATAGGACGAGCTCCTCAAACGAACATTGCGGTCAGGATCACAGCCGCCAGGCACACTGTTGCAATCACCTTGAGCCATGGCGGGTCTTCGTCCTGGGCTGGCTCCACGGGCAGGTTGTCGCGCCAGCTGCGTGCAAAGTTGGTACGCGGGTCAACGAAGTGGTCTTGCTTTACTTTTCTCATTGATTTTTCCTCTGGTTTAGTTATCGAATGGTGCGTGGTTCTGCAGCTGATCGACCATCTTGCCCAGCTCTCTCTTCTGCTGGGCGGTCAGTCGGTTGCAGTGAATGCGGTCGGAACGGTGGACCACCCAGCCAATGGCCAGGGTGAATCCCACAATGCCGACCAGAAACAGAACGCCATACATCAGGCGGCCCGTCTCATTAGGTTGGCCACCTGGCTAGGCGACCATGTGATATTGCCGCGTGGCGTACATACACCGCGAGCTGACAGCGCAGCTGCAATGTCACGCAGCGACTTGGACCCGGTCTTGGCTATGATCTCGCGGACCACTGGACCAACGCGGTTAGCAAACGCATCTGCGCTTGCCTGGACGGCCTCGACGCCTGCAGCTGATGCTTTGGCTGGGTTTGGAGACCCAAGCTTGACCCCGCGGGCCTTGGCCGCTGCCAGGGCCGCCTTGGTGCGGCGAGATATCTCCTCGCGTTCGTGCTGGGCGAAGATAGCGCGCATACCGAAATCAAGGGTGCCAGCGTGTGGCATATCCGCGGCCACAATGTTGATACCGGAGCCGCGCAGCGTAAACAGAAACCCAGCATCACGCGATAGGCGGTCAATCTTAGCAATCAATAACGCGGCCTTGAGTTTCTTGGCCATCGCAATCGCAGCTGCGAGCTGTGGGCGATCATTGTCCTTGCCGGACTCGATCTCGGTAAACGAGTGAACAATTTGTGTAGCGTATGACGACACAGCCGCTTGCTGGGCCTCGAGGCCGAGGCCAGATGCGCCCTGCTTGTCGGTGCTGACGCGGTAGTAGGCAACGTATTTCATTTTCAACTCCTGTATCTCGGTGGTTGGTGATTGCACTGTGCAATACAAAACGAATAGTGCCCAAGTTGTTTTGCAATGTCAAACCCCTTGTAAGCGGGTAATTTATAGGTGGTTTCCCTAATATTGGTTGCCCATGATCGCATTCGGTTATTATTCGGTGCATTCACAGTGCTACCAAAGGAACTAAATGGCAACCCAGAATCGCCCATTGATGGTTAGGCTGCGCCCTGACACGCGTCAGCTGCTCGAGAGGGCAGTTGAGGACCAGCGCCGCAGCCGTTCTAGCCTGGTCGAGCAGGCCCTGCGCGAGATGCTCGAGGCTAGGTACGCGGATGTCGCGTCCAGGCTCGATCAGATGTTGGGCGGTGTGCGATGAATGGCCGTGGCAGAAGAAACAAGGGAGCCACTGGCGAGCGCGAGCTGGCCGGGATACTCTCTGATCAACTGGGGTTCGAGGTCAAGCGCAAGCTTGGCCAGGCCAGGGACGGTGGCCACGACATTCAGATAGGTCGGTTTTGCATCGAGGTCAAGCGCCAGGAGCGCCTGGCCATCGAGGATTGGTGCAAGCAGGTGGAGCTGTCGGTTACCACCAGTTCACCAATCGATTCTGAGGGCGCTGTGGGCTCGCCTGTGCCCGTGGTGATATTCAGGCGCTCTGGGCAGCCCTGGAGGGCGGTGGTGCCCTTGGATTGGTTTTGTAAGGCAGTGAGGGAGGATCTCGGTGGCTAATGAGCTATACAGGCACGTCACACTGAGGGAGGAGGCCGTGTTGGGCACCAGGTGGTGCTCGCACTGTATGCATCGACGACCGATACAGGGGGGAACATGGAAGATGTTGAACGGGGGAAAGAACCGGCGTTGGCAGTGCATGAGCTGCGCGGAGAACCAGAAGTTGAGAGCTGCTCAGACTGCAAGAACGTAAGTTTCAGGGGATGGTTTTTATGGTGTCGATTTTTTGATAAGCCAACGACCGGGAGGGTCAACGGATGTTCCGCATACCACCGAGAGTGACGAGCTGCGCTGCCGGTCTTGCGGCTGTGTGCACCCTGATTCTCGGATGGTCAATCTGTCTTACGGTGGCTCTGTTGGGAATTATTCTGAAAAGTATTTCTTGCACGGCGAGGCTGCGTGGGTACTCAAGAAGTATCGCTCCAAGAGGACCCGCCTGGCTTACCTCTCCTCTGTGGAAGAGAAAAGGGGGCGAGCCGCCCGAGTGGCGCTACGGGAAGAGATGGTGAAAATATGGGAACACAAACAAACACAGCGGAAGTGATCGAGTTCAAGCTGCCCAAGCGGCCCAAGATAGTTGAGAAGGACGCCCCACCGGATCAGCGCAGCCTGGCCGTGGTTCCGCTGAGAGCTATCCGAGACAGGGCCCTGACTGATGGTCAGCTGCGAGCTCTGGCCATTCTGTGCTCATATTGCAACCGAGCCGGGATAACCTGGGTAAGCCAGGGCAGGTTGGCCAAGGATATGCAGGTGAGCCAGCAATCGATATCAAAGCACCTGAAGGCTCTGTCAGCTGCTGGGTACATCGAGGTCACCGCCAAGGGATTCAGGGGCGAGAGAGCCAACACCACGAGGGTGATCTACGACCCAACGGTCACCCAGGTAGACGCCATAGCTATCACCAGCGGCCAGGAAGACACCAGGCCACCAGAATTGAAAAGGGAACAGATGCGGGAAACTGTTCCCCACGAACCAGAGTTCACAGAGGAGCAGATGGCAGCCAACCGAAAGCGGCTAAGAGAGATGCTGGGAGGGTTGGCAACTAGGGATGGATTTCACTACAACAGACCAGAAAGGATTGGGGACATCATGGCCAGGAAACCGAAGGCAAAACAGAGCTCTCATACACAACCCAATGAGGTTGTGAATGACAAGGGCTCCCATACACAACCACATACACAACCTAATACGGTTGTGGAAACACAGAAGAACATAGGTATAGATAGGTTGTTTATGTCTATAGGTTTAGAAATAAATAAAGAATTAAAAAAGACTTTAGAAGATTGTTTAGATTCTAAAGTGATCATTACAACTTTCGATGAGCTCAAGGCGAGATACGCAGCAGAGGGCTTAGACATCCCAAAGAACCCAGAGGCGGTAGTTGAGATGATGATCCTACTGGCAGCTGATGCCTCTCTGACGCGATCTGAGGCACCGCCATGCCCTTGATACAGGGTAGGGTAGGCAAGGGTAGCGGGCACACAGCGCAAGCCCGTCACAGCGCCTCTAATCCAATCTGTTCAATTGCCAAAGGAACGTATGGCTTTTGTACGGCACCGGGGATACGCTGCGTGTCGTGTGTCTGGCGGCCAGGTGCGGTGCGGTGGCCATCCTTTTCGAAAGAGCCAGGCGCTGGCTGGTTGTGGGAAAGTGACCCCTTCCCTCCCCCCCGTCCATACCGTAGCGCGGGGGTCTCTCCGAAATTTTCCTCAACTTTTCCTAGAAGGAGTTTTTGATGGCGTATGAGATGAAACCTGGGCAGGGCTCTGCTTTCCCCAACGAGAAGAAGACCGAAGATTGGCACGCAGACTTTCGCGGCAAGGTGATGCTGCCAGACGGCAAAACCCACTGGCTGGACATTACCAACCGCAAGACCAAGGACGGAAAGACGTACGTTACCGTCAAGATTGGCAACCCAACCCAACAGCAGGGAGATGTCTACTCTGCAGCCCACAAACCCTTCCCGGCCCAAGACCAACACAACAAGGCCAAAGCTAACGGGTTCGTGGACCTCGACGAAGACATCCCGTTCTGATGACCAGGCCCAAGTCGCGCATCTCAGAGCAGGTGCCCAGCCTCAAGAACTGGGGCGGGGTGCGTTCTATCCAGCGTCGCATGGAGCGCTCTGCCACAATTACGGAGAACCGAGAGGCCATTGCGTTTTCTCTGCTGTGCATGGCCAACACCAAGATCACAGACATACTAACGTGGGACGAGGACGGCAATGTCAAGGTTAAGGCGGCAAGTCAAATTCCAGATCACGCCCTCCAGGCAATCAAAAATATCAGGGTCAGGCGCGAGAAGGATGGTTCGCAGACGCTTGATGTTGAACTCTACGACAAGGTTGGCGTGCTCCGTCTACTTGCTAAAGCGTCTGGATTGCTTGATAACCCGGACGATGGATCAGATAAACCGTCGGTGCTAGATGTCAACGTGATTGCGCCGCCAAGCGAACAGGAGCCATAGACATGAGCTTTGATAGCTGGGTTGAGTCCAGGCAAGACGCAAAGCACTGGTCAGAAGACGAGCTGGCTTGCGCAGAGATAGCCTGGAAAGAGTGTCAAAAATACTGGGAGAGTGTGTGCCAGATGCATTTGAACCGCGTGGCCGAGCTCGAGCGCTCCGTGTCCTGGCAAGACCACCACATCTGGAACCTAGAAAACCGTAAGGAGACCAAAACATGAACGACGTGGGCTGGTTTTTGCTGTATTCCGTGGCGTGGGTCACTTTTTGTGTGTGGGTATCGTGGGAGATGGAACAATGAGCCAGGCAAACGACAGGCAAGAGGGCGGCAGCCACTACAAAACCAAGGCGATCCAGCCGTGGGACTACATTGTGGCCAACGAACTTGGGTTCCTCGAGGGATCGATCATTAAGTACGTTACCCGCTACAAGGAAAAAAACGGGGTCCACGACCTAAAGAAGGCCGCACACTTCCTCGAGAAACTAATCGAGGTGCAAAGTGGCAAGAACTAAGGAGCAATCCACTAAAGCCGTGGCCACCACGGGTCTTAACTTAGACTTCTCGAGGTCTCCCACCGTCTACGACTTCATTGGATCAAACGCTTTTGTGCAAGGCGTCATGGGACCGGTGGGGTCTGGCAAGAGCTACGCGTGCGCGGCCAAGGTAATGATCAAGGCCGTCAAGCAAAAGCCCTCCCCTATCGATGGCATCCGATATACGCGTTTTGCAATTGTACGCAATAGCTACCCAATGTTGAAAACCACCACCATCAAGACCTGGTTGGACCTATTCCCAGAGGCAACCTTCGGTCCAATGCTGTGGACTCCACCAATCACGCACCACATCAGGTTGCCGGCCAGGGACGGGGCCGCTGGGATCGACTGCGAGGTGATATTCCTTGCGCTCGACCAACCCAAAGACGTGCGAAAGCTGTTGTCCTTGGAGCTTACCGGCGCCTGGGTCAACGAGGCCCGAGAGCTGCCAAAAGCGGTGATCGATGGCCTCACCCACCGTGTTGGTCGGTACCCAACAAAACGCGATGGTGGGGCCACCTGGCACGGTATCTGGATGGATACCAACCCAATGGACGACGATCACTGGTGGCACAAGATAGCTGAAAAGGAAAAGATGTCTGGCCAGTACGCGTGGAAGTTCTGGAAACAACCGGGTGGGATTATTGAGGTGGACCCAGATCAGCTACCAGAGAATCCAGAGGCAAACGACCACATCTTCTCAGCTGGTAAGTGGTGGAAGGTGAACCCAAAGGCAGAAAACATCAACAACCTGCCTCCTGGCTACTACCAGCAGATGCTGCTTGGCAAGAACCTAGATTGGATCAAGTGCTACGCGGGTGGGCTGTACACCTACGTTCAAGAGGGAAGGCCGGTGTGGCCAGAGTATAACGACTCAACCATGTCTGGTGACACCACCGTGAACCCGCAGGTACCCATCCAGGTGGGCCTGGACTTCGGTTTGACCCCAGCTGCAACCATTGGCCAGAGGCTGCCAAACGGACGGTGGGAGATTCACCACGAAATTGTCACCTTCGATATGGGCCTCGAGAGGTTTGGCCACCAGCTGCTAGCGGAGCTCAACGCCAGGTACCCAAATCACCAGGTAATGATCTGGGGAGACCCTGCTGGCCAGGCCAGAGACGCCATCTACGAGGTGACGGCATTTGATTTTCTAAGAACCCTGGGGCTCAAGGCCCAACCCACGGCATCCAACGACTTCAAGGTCAGGCGCGAGTCTTCAGCTGCGCCAATGCAGCGGCTCATTGAGGGCAAGCCAGGACTGCTGGTCAACCGAGAGTGCAAGCTTTTGCGCAAGGCGCTAGCTGGTGGATATCACTTTAAGAGGGTAGCAATTGGTGCCGGCCAGGAACGATTCAGAGACGCGCCAAACAAAAACGAGCACTCACACATTGGCGACTCTTTCGGATACTTACTGCTTGGGGGCGGCGAATACAACCGAATGACCAGGAGCCACAAATTGGGTGGCCAGCCACAGGGAATGATTGTGGCCAAAACCGACTTTGACATCTTCGCATGAGGTGATTGCACGGTGATATCACAGGTATTGCATACCGATTAAAGACCAATAGAATAAAAGCATGAGTGGCTTAGTCATCTTCGAGAGCGGAGATCTGTCAGTTGCAGATCAGCGCGAGTTGGTGATTAAGATGCAAGGGGAGCTGCTCGATATGGAGCAGGCAAAAATTGTTACATCTCATCGATTCTTGCCTGGCATATATGAGCGCACGATTACGATACCGCCGTGGACTGTGTTAACCGGAGCTGCACACAAAACGCAATACCGGGTTCGCCTGGAAAGCGGAACCATCGCAGTCAACACAGATAGCGGAGTGAAAGTGCTGGTGGCCCCAATGGAATTTGATGTTCCAGCTGGTTTTCAAAGAGCTGGCAGGGTGTTCGATGAAGAGGTTGTGTGGACTGACATATATGAAAACCAGGACAACTGCCGCGACATTGAATTGCTTGAGGGTCGGTTGTATGAGGTTCCAGCGTGTGGGCTGGGTGAAAATCGCAAGTTGAAAGGGGAACTAATATGGCGGGATGGGTCGCAGGCGCAATTATCTTAGGCTCTGCCTACACAGCAAACGAAGCTCGCAAGGCCAGGAAAGACGCCGAAAGCCAACAGCGGCAGGCTTTGCAACAGCAAGCATCAGACGCAGCCGCAATGCGCGAGCAGGTTGCCAAGCAAAATGAAATTTATTCGATGCAGGCGGCCAGCCTTAAAGATCAGGCAGACCTGGCCAGGCAACAGTTTGAGCAGGGATCGCTGCAGTACAAAGAAAACAAGCTGGCCATGGAAAAGAAAGCATCAGAGGTGCAAGCTGCAGCTGACGAGGAGCGACGCAAGGCCGCAGCAGCTGAAGCATCGGCCCTAAAAGCTAGAACTCGCGGTGGACGCCGAGCCCTATTGTCTCAAGAAAGACTAACACCGGAACTTGGAATTGAAAGCCCGCAGCTTGGAACGAGGGCGATGGTGTAACCATGGCGGCGCCAACCCTATATCAAAAACGAACTGCGGCAAAGCGCGGGTCTAGAGATATTGTTCGCCTAGCTGAACAATATAAGCGCGGTATTCAGTCTGTGTCGTCTGAGTACGAGCAGGCATTTGGCGCATACCAGGCAAAGACAGCTGAGACTCTGGCCCCATACGAGGCAGCAATTAAGAAATATCAAGAGAGCACTCTTCCTCAATACGAAAGCGCAGCCGCCACCTACGAGGCCAAGGCCAAAGAGTATCAAAGCAAAGTATCAAGCTACCAGGATTTATTAAAAAGCTATGCTGTTGATCCCCAGGGCAGGCGCGTCACAATGTCCAACTACGCTTATGGAAACGTATATACAACCAATTATCCAGGCACAAAACAACAGGTCAATTTCGCAGAAGCGTGGAAATATAACCCGATTAACCTACCAGAAAGTTCTTTTGTTGAGGGATACTCAGGGCAGTCTCGCTGGGTTCTTCCATCGGGGTGGGAGTGGGTTCCAGATGTCAAAGGACAAACTGGGTATCAAGCTACCGGCTATCTTAGAAAATCTGGAGTCACCACGCCTTTTGAGCAGTTTACGCAGCGCACGGCGCCTGGCGCGTTTACAGAGAAGGCCCCAGCTGCACCAGAGGCTCCACCATCTGCGCCAACAATTGAGTCATTCTCTGATGAGCCATTTCAGCAAAAACGCGCTGGACTAGAGAGCGAGTTTCAACGCGAATTGGGCGAGCGCAAATCTGCCCGCATATCAGCTGTATCACGCCGCTC